ACCTGCTGAACCGCCTGCTTCAAGAGCCGGCGGAACAGCGAGGAACGAGAGCAGTCGTATGCCTTGCACAGCAGATCCATCTCGACCTCCTGGCTGGGGTCGATGCGGAACGACACCATCTTGGACGATGGCTGCTGGCCTGTCGGGTCAACCGTTCTGCGATTCGGCATGACTAACCCCGCTGTGCTTTGAGAGTCTTGAACGCTTCACGCAACGCCGCAAGGTCAAACTCGTAGATCGGTTCGTCCCAGTCACGACCTGCCAGCTTTGCCATTTCACGAACGTCGATGGCGTTCTTGCCACACGCCTCGAGCAACTGCTGACGCTGCTGGGCCGTGATCTCAACCAGTCCGTCCTGATTCTCGGCAGGCTTCGGCTCGGGGACATTGTTCGGGACAGCCGTTGGGTTCTTGGCAGCCGTTCCAACCTTCTTCTGCGCGAGGGCAGCAGGCTTCGGGGCTGCCGGTGCGTGATCGACATCGTCCCATTCCTGCTTCGTCCACAGCGCGAGACAGACACCGAAACGCATGGCCGCGTTGCGAATAAAATCGCTGACCAGTTCTTTCAGCAGGTCGCCCTTGTTGTGCTGAACCGAGCCGATGCCGAGACGACGAACGCCGTGGATTGTCATCCAGCCAGCCATGTGAGCCATGCCGTTCTCGACGCGGTACGCGGGCAGACCCTGATCATCAAACGCGACCGGCTCCCACGTCCAGTTCTCATCGATCTCAATGAGCATCTTCGTCACATCAGCGTGGCCGACAAAGTCGAGCGTCGTTCCACCCTTGGGCAACTTGCCGACGATCTTCGGATCCGGCACACCGTACTTCGCCAGGACATCGCCCAGCCCAACCTTCTTCTCACTCATCACTTTTCCCCTTTCAGAAGGAATGTTCTTGTCGTTGTTTCTTTCATGTATTGCTTGGCAATGTCTGGGTTCTCGTCAACGAAACGCTTCTGATCGAACCGCTTGGTTGTCTTACCCTTCCACGTTGCGACTGGTGACCCGTTGATCGTTGCCACTTCCGCCGTGCCGATCATCTCGCACAGTTCGGCCTTCAACCGATCCTTGAGTTCTTCGTATGACTTCAGTTCCGAATTGACGTGACGCAACTGGTCAAACTTTTCGGCGGCCTCGGCGGGCAACTCTTTCGTCTCCGCAGGCTCAGGCTCGGGGAACCGTTGTGCAACCGTTTCGTATGACCACGTCACGCCGGTCGGGGTCATGCCCAACTCAATGCTATTCAGCCACGCCTCACACGCGGCGACGTGTTCAGCCTTCTCGGCTTCGGTGACAGTCTGAGTGTGGTAGTGAACCTGCATCGAAGAGTCAAACACGGCCCACAGAATCTCGTCCACGTCAGCGCAGACTGCCTGGTGGATACCCTGCAAACGCCAGTAGTCAGGAAGCTCGCCTTCCCACGGCTTGTTGCGTGACTTGATTTCGACCACCTTGCGAACGCCGTTGTCCTCGTAAAACAAGTCGAGCGTGGCGATGAGCCTCGCACCCTTGTCGGTGTCGTAGCAGAACATCTCTTTCGGCTCTGCGTACTCCACGCCCGTGCGGTCGATCACCCAACGTGCGATGACCGGCTCGAGGTCCGTGCCACGTTGCATGGCCCACGTTGCCTTCTGTGGCAACGGTGGCACACCAGCGAGCATCTCAGCTGCGTACGAGTCCATCGACACGAACGGATGCAGACCGTAGATCGCTGCACACGGCGATGCGCTGATACGCAGGTTGTGTTCTGCGTCCCAGTAACGATCCTCGAGCCACCCCTGCGAGCCGTGCGGCTGCTTGGCGATGCGGTATCTCTTGCTTCCCATTTCCCCTTCTCCTTTGTTAGGTGTATGACGTTACACGGTGAACATACCCGAAGGGTGTCACACAGACAACCTCTTCGTGAACGCCTCCATGAATTGGATGTGCCTCACCATCCCTTTGGGGATGTGCAAGACATGATCGAAATCTAGATCGGGGGTGTAACTCTGAGCGAGCGTGATGTGTTCGGGCTTGCCGCCCCGCTCCGGCTCAACGATGAAACCGCACGACTTGACCAGGTACTCGTCTTTGTCGTCGGGATCCAGTTCAGCCCAATGCTCCGCACCAGAATGGGCATCAGCCCAAACCACTACGACCGTCGGATACCCCTCTGCCTCTGTCATACCGCCACCCTAACAGGCGGGTGTTACGCGATCTGTTTATGGCGGATCAGAACCAGAAGTTCCTTCTCGACCGCCTCGACTGCCTTGATCAGTTCGTCCTGCTCGGGGCCATGTGCCACAACGCGAGACAGGTATTTGTGTATTACAGAGAGTGTTTGTGCCGTCATAGGGATCGGCAACCTAGCACCCTGAAACGTACTAAATCTCGCCCTTGAGGTGGTCGTCAATGTGGTTGTCAAGCTTGGTTTCGATCCGGTTCAGCGAGTCCGCAACGACCGCATGATCGTCACGGTTTTCTTTTCGCATCCCCTGCACAAGGGCCGCCAAGACCGTGCCGACACCCGCTATGACTGCCACGATTATCCCCTCGCTCATTCCCAGCGAACTCCAGATCCGTAGCGTTCCCGAGCGTCACGAACAAGGTACGCAGCAGCAGCAACACAGCCAAGCAAAAGACCACCAGCAGCAAGAGCAAGACGACGAGCCATTTCAAGCCTTGCGACCCTTCTTCTCTTTGCGGGTCGGCTTGGCCACCTTCGTCGCCTGAGACACCGAACGGCCAAGTATCTCAGCCGGCAAGTTGTCGCAGTCAAAACAGATCAAGTGCCAAATCTCAAAGTTCGGGTTGGACGTATCTTCCACTTCCCACGACCAACCAAAACGGTGAGCGTTGGCGACGAGCCAATCGACGTGCTTCTGGCTGGATCCGAGGCTGACCAGTTTCTTGTTGACAATCGCCGCAAAGTCCTGGGCCGTCCCCCATCCATGCTTTGACGTGCCAGGTGTCCCCGCCGGTGCCATGCCTTCCTTCAAGAAGTACGTCTTGCCCTTGTAGGTGCGGGTGACTTGCGGGATCCTCTTCGTGGCCTTCTTGGAGTACCGCGCGTCAAACAGGGCGACCTGTTCCTTCAACGAGCGGAACGCACCGACGTGGCTGAACTCGAGGCCGTCAGCCTTAGCCGCCTCGCACAGAGCCTCCCACGCCGCCGCAGCCTTCCAGTAGAGCTGCCCGTACGGCTTGATGTTCGACAGCAGGTGCGGGGGAATGTCGCCGTTGGGACACTTCTCCAACTCGCTCGGGACTACGAACTTCTGAACGGGGTACTTCACTCGTCATCCTTTATCTCGTAGTACGCGGTGACCACCATCGCCAGAAGCAGAACCCCCGTGATCCACAGGGCTTGGCGACGGGTTGCCCCCGAGAGGGTGATGATGACGTACGCCGACCCACACATGGCCGCAATGATCGCCGCAGTCTGGGTCAGGTACTTACGCATCAGAGCGAATCTATCATTTGCGCCTGCCGACCACCGCTGGGGCAGCCACCATCACAGCCCCAACAGCCACCAGCACCCGCCGTTCGGCAACCGTGATCTTGGAATCCGCCGGCACATAGTTGTCCAGACCAGCCGAGAAGATGTTGACCTCGTTCTCAAACTCCCGTTTGACTTCGGTCGGGGCAGCCGAGATGACTTCCACGATGGCATCCAACTGGGCCTCAGTCAGGGTATCCAGGTTCTCGGCAATCACGTCAATGGCGGCAGCCACCTGCTCTGGTGTGGCCTCGGCTGACAGTACGTCTACCGCTTCAAGCGGCGACTGGGGGATCGTCGGGATCGTCGTCGTCGGGGTCGGTATGACCGTAACAGCCGTCAAGCCGGTGCTTGGTGGGACTGTGGCCACATTCGCAATCAAAGATGACGGAGAGGTCAACGTCGTTGGAGGTGAGGTCGTAGTCGTCGGGGATGGCCTTGAAGGAACCGAACTGCTCGATGGCCTCGGCGACAGAGATGATGTAGTTGTTGATGTGGAGGATGATTCCGATGCAGGGAACGTCGTCTCCGTAGAGGTCGTAGTCAGCTCCGTCGAGGTGGTCGAGGCTGGCAGGCTCGTAGTCGATATCGTCGTGGTCGGGTCGGGCTGTGTCGTCGTAGTGCTGGACGATGTCGGCGAAACGGTGGTAGACGACTCGGTCGTAAGCGGCTCGCTGCTCGTCGTCGTCGTACTCTCCCACGTCGCCAGCGTACTACTCGGCTCCGGCTCGGTTGTGGTGACCACTTCGGTTGTCGTTGTGGACACTTCAGTCGTTGTCGTCGTCTCTTCGATGGTTGTCGTGGTTTGCGATGTGGTTGGCACGACGGCCTGAGCGTTCGCCTCAAGGTCGTATTGCACCCCAGACCACCATGCGTCGGGGTTGCCACAGCAGACCCCCGCTCGGAGGCGATACCAGCCAGGTTCGACCTGCACCTCAAGCCGAGACTGCAACCCATAGTGGTCATCATTTTGGGCAAGAAGTTGACCATCCCCGTTGTATAGCCACAGCATCGGATCCGAGCCATAGCCGGCAACAGCGTAAGTACGGGCAGAAAAGACCGAAGCGGTATCAAACTGATACCAGTAGTCGGTTGCCTGGGTGACGCGGACGTTCTCCGCGCTGGCTGTCGTTGCGACGAGAAGAAGAAGTAGACCGGCTGCCGCCGAGACGGCTTTACTCAGCCGACGGAGCTTCAGGCTTCTTCCCGAAGGCGATGGCAACTTCTTCCTTCGACAGGACACCGTCCTCAGCCCAGAACTTCAAGAGCTGTTCGGTCACCTTGGCGGCGGCCATGAAGCCTGCGAGGCACGCGGCTTTGTACAATTCCACGCCGATCAACGCCCCACCGGCCAGAGCGGCAAGAGCCGACGAGCCGAACACGGCAAACACACGACCGATGACGGATTGAATCTTGACCATTACTTGTTCTCCTCGGGATTCCACGGTTCGGGTGTATTGCCTTCAGCGAGCCACGCTAGATATTGCTGGTAATCGGAGTTGGCTTCGTCAGCAATAAACATCACAAATTCATTTTCCTGAATCTTGATAAATGTTTCTATTCCACGAATATCTGTTTTGGTGTAGTACCGCATCACAACTCCGAACTAAATGCCACAGACGCACTTGCATTGATTGTTATGCAGAACGCACCTTGTCCAGCCGTCCCACTCGCCTCGCTGTTGTTATACAAAGCGACCATTCGTGTTGATGAATATGAATCAAGGTAAATGTAGTTCACATCGTCTGTTCCCGTACCGAGATTTCGGTAATAGTTCGTGCCGTTTGTGGCAACAATTGATGGTGTTGCTCGCATTGTGACCGGCAACGTCAGAAGCCCTTCAAATCCACCTGCGGCGTAATAGACGTTCTGAAATACTGGCTGGCTGTTTCCATCAACGTGTCGGTAGTAGTACCGCTGGCAAAGAGCAAGTTCGACCTGCACGGGTCGACGCTCAAACGGGGTAGCGACGGGGCCAGCCTCAACCTGCACACCCCAAAAATCTGCTGTGATGTTTTGTATGCCCAGCGATCCAGTTCGGGAATTGAATGTAGAACCAGCAGATGTCCAGAAGTTCAACTGGAAATAATCATCCCCTGCCGTACCCAACGTCTTTCCAGAAATAGAGGGGACAGAAACCGTGAACCGAAAACGTGTCCATGATGTAGAAAGTGTCGCTTGGCCTACATAAGTATTGACGGGCGACGATGGCGACCCACCAGTACCAAAACCCTGTTCCAGTTCAATGGCAAGTTTCGGCGTTCCAGATGAGGCTTTTGCCCAAAACGAAACCGTGATTTCTTGACCTGCAAATGTCCGTACAGATTCCATTCTTTGGTTGAAAATGCACAGATCCCCAGACGCACTTTGGCTTGCCGTTACGACCCGAGCAAAATTTGTCGGCTCATACCCAGTAATAGGGTTACCAATGGTAAATGTCTGAGCAGAATATGTGACCGTTCCGCCAGAAAAATTGAAACGCCACCGATCAAAACCGTATTGACCACTTGTAAGAGCGACCCCGCCGACTTGACCCGATGAGTTCAACCCACGTTGGTTGATTCTGAAATCACCGTTGATAATTGCGTTTCTGAAACCTGACAATGGAGAGTAAGCCAGCCCATTGGTCGCAGTTGAGTCTGCGACTACAGCATGGCCGTCCGTACCCACCGCAAGACGAGCAACCGTGTCAGCCGCTGAGCCAACCAGCAGATCGCCCTTGGCATCGATGACCGTGTTCTGTGTATCAGCAACCCACTTGAGGCCAGTCGTTTCACCCGAGGCGGCAACAAGCCTATGGTTGTTTGTGCCGACACCGAGACGTGCCGGATCGGACCCATCATTGGAAACCAAGTCACCCTTGGTTGTCATGGTCGAGGCAAGCTTGTTCGCCTGGTCAGCGTCAACCGCCGTGAACACGGGGTAGCAGGTAGCACCAGCATCGTGGCTGGCGGCCAACGTGCCGTCCACACCACGGGTCACCGACGACAGCGAGCCGGTCGTCCTCGCCCCGACGAACACCTTCTCTTCGGTGGACAGACCTGGGTCAATGACCATGTAAAAGCCACCGCCAGCCGTTGCAGGCCAGCCCGTGGTCGTACCGCTGATCGAGAATGACGTGGCAGAGCTGTTGATCGTGGACGACAAGGTGCAGGCTGCTGCCCCTCCCGCATACGAACGCCGTGTAGGTAGTGCCATTTCTCTCCCGTTAGACCGATCTCATGGTAACAATAGCAGTCCCCTCAAACACGTTGCCTCGCTCGACCACGTCATACTGCTGGAAATCAACCTCTTCCACGATGACGGAATACTGGTCAGACCCCTCTTGGTAGTTGACGACGCGGGGATCCGAGATGAGGCCACGGAGTTCCTGCAACTCTTCTTCCACGTCAAAGAAGTAGTCCGACCCCCAGCGGTTGATGACGCTGTGGATCAGCACCGGAACACGGAACACCTCAGAGCGGGCGGGGGCTGCGTAGGCTCGAGCCATCCAGCGGGTCATCGTCGGGCCGACGGCCCCCGAGTCACGGTTCAGCGTGAACTTGAGGCGGGCCTCAATGAACTTGGTCTGCGGCGGGTTGCTGGTCGATTCATAACTGAGCGGGACGATCTGCCCCGACAGCACCGAATACGCACCACCGTCAAACGAGATGGACGGGATGATCGTGCCGTACAACTGGCGGGAGCGGGTGTCAATCTTGGCGATGAACTTACGGTCGGGGATACCCCATTGGTAAGTGCCAGTCGTCAGCTCGCCCGAAGCCACCAGGTTGGCGGAATCCTCGGCGATAACCCCGACACCCGAAACGCTGAACACGGCCTTGTCGTTGAAGATCGCCACCGACAACACAGTTGCCGTCGAGGCGTACATCAGATCCGTCGCATACGCAGGCGTGTTCGCACCCGTAAAATTGGCAAGATCCAGCCGACCGAGACCACCAGACGTGCCGTCGTAATTCGTCAGGGTGTACCACACAAACCGGTCATCGGCAGCGATGTCGTACACAGGGCTGGTTGTCGGGATCAATGCACCCGCAACAAGGTTGGCGTTGGAGTCGGTGGTGCAGTAACGGATGCCCTTGTTCGTGCCAAGCAGAATGAACCCGAGATACCCGAGGATGCTGGTCGGGTATTCGCCCGTCGGTAGTTCCAGCGCAACAATCGGATTCTCGAGTGTCGTGCCGTCGCTCTTCAGCGACAGACGGTAAACCACGCCACGGTCGGTGTTTCGACCCGCAACATAGACAGCGTTCTGGCCACCCGTGATGCCGGCGCAGACAAAAGCCTGGTTGGCGAACTCCGCCACCGCCGTACCGTGGCTCGTTGACGTGGCATAGGGGATGATGTGGACGTGGCTGTCAGCCGTGTCGTTGTGGAAACCCAGCACGAAACCCTTGCCGAAGCCGAGCTTGGTGTAGTTGTAGGTTCCGCCCGAAGTCGCGTAGTGGGCTGCCACCGATGCACCACCAACCGCACCCATGTAGATGCCAGAACTTGCGTACGCAACATAAACCTGCGAGCCGTCGGTCGTGATGTCATTGATCGCAGCAGCCGGTCCACCCGTCACCGTCGTCCACGACGGGGTTGAAGCGTAAGGATCCTGCGTGTATTTGAGAGTCTGGTTGTCCCCGACATACAGGTAGCCGTTGACCTCGATCATCGGCAAGTTCGTGGCAGCAGAAGTCAACGCAGACTTAGTCGCATTCAAGAGCGACAACTCGCCCTTTGTCCAGACGTTGATGCCCTTAGACTCGTCAAACCGATACGCAACCGAATCCGCCACATCGGCCCGACCCTGCCCAGCACCCAAATGCCACGAAGCCTCACCACGCCGCCACAAGCCACCCGTCGAAATGGACGACTCGCCAGGGGCCGTAGAAATGTCCTGCGAATCACGGACACGCTGCTCGAATCCGCGAGCGTACTGGCCCGATTTGACATCGACCATGTACGCACGACCGTTGATCGCAACAGGAAACACGTCAGGAACAAGGGTCGCTGAAGGCTTGCCCGTAAAGAACGCTTCAGCGGGCGAGAACCTGACCGTGAGGTGATTCGTGAACGGCGTAGCCACGTTACGCCTTCGTCATCAGCGTCGGGTATTGACGCGCCAACCTCATCGCTTCAGCCGTGATGCGGTCACGACGCAACCGCATGAGAGCCTGCATCGAGTTACCGACAGCACCTTGCGGAACCTCATCCGCTCGGCGCGTGTCCCCTTGTGACTCTGTGAAATTGCGCTTGATTTCCCTCGGCGACATGAGACGAATCTGTACACCCAACGCCAGAATGTCATCGCACGATGCCGGCACACCAGCCGCCGTGGTCACGTCCTGCGATTCGGCAGTCAGCGCGGTGAACGGCGACTTGTAGACAATCCGTAGACGACCAGCCAGCACGGCTTGGTCCATCCGCAACGCCACACCAGTCGGGAAGTCGTCGGTGGGAACGTCACGCATGAGACGGAACCGCTTGACTGGAATGTAATCGTCGGTCAGATACCGCACAGACACCGAGATGATGTCCTGAATGTTTGACGTGCCAGTCAGGTCGATCATCGTGTCCGAACCGTTGTAGTCCAAGTTCAGCGACGTGACCTTGAACAGTCCGTTCGTCGGCGACGACAGATCGGCGAGTTCGTCGTTCAGAGCCTCAAGCGACTGGTTGCGCGGAAACCGAGGATTGACCGTCACCAACGCATTGGCATCATGTGTGGCGGCAGTCGTGCCGTTGAAACCACGCTCAACAGTTGCAGACTTCGTGCCAACCGAAACCGCCCAGACGTAGAACAGTTCCGAGTCAATCTCGAACACCTGGCCTTGACGAATCCCCTCAAGGTCGTAGGAAAACGTGACCGTGTCGGTGGATGCGTTGATAGAGGCCGCAAGCTTGTTGCGGGACTCAACCGTCCCCGACAGGAGTTGCCTGTTGGCGCGGGTAATGATCGTGGCGGCTGTGGTCACTTCTTCTTCTTGCGGGCCTGCGTCAAGGCGATGGCAACAGCCTGCTTCTTGGACTTCACAACCGGACCACCCTTGCCAGAATGGAGGGTTCCACGTTTGTACTCGCCCATGACCTTCTGGATCTTGGCCGCTTTGCCACGCATCGACTTAGCCATCACTTGCCCTTTTTGGCGGCCTTCTTCTTGCCGTACTCCATCATCCGTTCCTTCTTGCCCTCCATCTTTTCATGGCGCATCTTGGCGGACTTGGACTTGTACTTCTCACCTTTTGCAGACATGGGGCTGATCCTACCCCATCGTCACCAAGCTTTGCAGGACCAGTAGCGAGCCTTGGTCTTGGGGCCAGGATCTGCACAGTTATGCCTCGCACGGAAATTAGACCGGCGACCAGGCTGGTTCTTCTTGATCGTCATGTTCGGATCCCCGAAAGTGACCCGCTTGACCTTGCCACCGTCCGAAACGTAGACCACGGATTTCTTGCGTCCGTAACTCGGCTCCCCCTTGCGGATCGGGCGTGGCTTGTTCAGGCTGACTTTCTTGCCTTTGTACTCAGCCATCACTTACCCATCCGTCGAGCGGCAGCATTGTCCACAAGGTTCGGGTATGGCCGCCCAGCTTTCTTCGCCCGAGACTTGGCAAACGCCTTCTGCTTCGGGGTGAGCGGAGTCGATTTCTTGTTCGGGTTCTTCGTATCCCAAAAGGCTTTTTTCTGCTTCATGCGACCTCCACGACACCTGCATCGTACAACACTTGATACTGACCGTCGGTTATTTTCATTTCTTGCCCCTTGGCCATGCGGATTCGGGCGTTCCCGATGGTGGCATCTATCGGTTTAGTTGCCCGCACCGGCAACATGACAGGCAGATCCTGCACCGTGGCTGTGGGCAACTTGTGTCCTTTGGGGACAGCCGACACCAGTTGATCCACAGCCCGTCCCCAAGAAAACTGATCAACTTTGGGGACATTCTTCATGGCCTGCTTGCGATACTTGGTGGAGTTGTCGTAATGATCCTTCATCAATTCGCACAACTCGTCCAGATTTGGCTCGTCCCAGTACCCGTAACTACTGCTCGGCCTCTTCTCACAATTTAGTTTTCCAGTTGCAAGATGTGAGAACTGGATCTGTCCGGTCGTCAGACTGACAATCGTCGGGATGCCCATAGCAATCGTCTGCAATGGCATCAGCCCGAAACCCTCGCCTCGAGCAGCGGCGATGAAACAGTCAGCCTCAGCAAACCAGCGGCATTTCTCGTCTTGGGTCATCCATTGGCGGTCAAAATAAATGTTTGGCCCGAGCGACCCAGTCGGGACATTACGGGCGTGAGGGGCAATCTTGATCCGTAGATCGGCATCGGGCAAGGCCAACCTGTTGAACGCCTCGACCACAACGTCCAGCCCTTTTCGCAGCCAGAGACTGCCGCCGGCGCGAAATTGGAATCGATCCACACGCGGGACATCCAGCGGATGGTACTCAGTCGTATTTACGCCGAGTGGTACGACGGTGGTAATTGGATGCCACTTGCCAAACACTTCACGATCATGCTCATTGGGGACGATGACCTGGTCAAATAGATTCAACCCGAACCGAAAAACCGGTGGCAGTTCGGTCGTCTCCCACATCGTGAACAGAACACGATGCTGTCCTTTCAACGCTCGCTGGAACAACTGTGGGATGCCCATGTAGACAACAACCGATGCAGATTCGTCCAGCGTGACTGACGGCGGAACATGGTTGATAAACCCCTCGTACATTGCCCCGTAGCCGTATCGGCTATCGGTGATTCCCCTCCAATGTTGATAGTTCATTTGTCAGGCAGGATGCCAGTTTCTACTTGCCACGGTTCTTTCGCACGACGCTCCACTTCGGCGGCCCCATCGATTTTCTTTGGTTGCAGACCGTTCTGACGTAGACGTTTGTACGCCGGCATATCCTTGTGCCAGCCTCGTTCACGCTTGTTGATTTCATCAACAACCGCGCCGCGACTTGTCGTCGTATTTGCACCCATGCGGATGCCAGCAACCTTGCAACCAAAACAACCCTCCACGTCCAGGTCAGGATGCACTTCTTGATGTTTCACGTTATGTAAGCCCCGTATCCAGCAGCAGTCAGGTCGGCGACCTCCTGCTCGTCCACTTCGATGTCGTGACCCCCATAGTAGACCTTGGCAATCAAGTCGGGATCGGATGGCTGGCCGTCGGTGTACGTCCCGTCAACAAGCTTGTAGATGTTGCGACCTCGAGCAGCGTTACGAATGTGGTAGCCGATCTGGTTGGCGAAACGTTCATCGAGGGAAAGTGGGAAGTTCCCACTCGGATCTTCTGGCAGTACGAATGCCACAAAGTTGTCGGTCGGTGGTCTGAATGTAGCCATTAGGTGATGTACGCTCCGTAGCCCGCTGCGGTCAATTCTCCCACTTCGGTGTCATCCAAGAAGATGTCGTGACCACCGTAGTAGACCTTGATCACCAGTTCGGGCCGGCGAGGATCCGTCGTCGTGTACGTCCCGTTCGTCAGCTTGTACAAGTTGTCCGCCCGCAAACCTTTCGGCGTGAAAGAAAACAGTCGATCCGCATCGGACTCGCCGAGCCTCTGGGCATAGCCAACCTTCTGCTTGGCGGGGACGCGGAAAATCCGAGACTTGACCCACACCGCCGTGCCGGACCCGTTGCCCGTGTTCGTCCCCGACACCCGAACGACTCTCGCCCCTACAACGACCTGTGTGCCTGCCCCAGATCCCGTAGCGGTTCTTGGCGCAATATGTAGCCCAGACGCAGCAGACGAGCCTACAGAGGCGTTAGAAGCCGTTCTGGGGGCAATGTGCAGCCCGTCAGCAGCCGATGTGCCAGTCCCCGACCCTGTGGCCATCCTGGCTCGAGTCGAAGAACCGTCCGCTGTTGCCGACCCAGTCCCCGAACCCGTGGCTGTACGGATGACAACGATGACCTCAACAGACGATGACGACCCAGTCCCCGAGCCAGTAGCGGTACGGGCATAGACGATGGCCCCGACAGCCGTGCCTACACCCGTACCCGACCCCGTCGCTGTACGGACACGAATGTAATCGCCATCCGCCGCCTGCGTCCCCTGTCCAGCACCCGTCGCAGTACGCGGCGAGATGTGTAGACCTGTTACCGAATCCGATCCTGTGCCGGACCCCGTTGCAGTCCGTGGAGAAATGTGTAGACCTGCAACGGTTGCAGAACCCGTACCCGAGCCTGTAGCGGTACGCGGGGCGATATGCACCCCAGTAGCAGACTGCGTCCCTGCACCCGAACCAGTCGCGGTGCGGAACTTGATGACGACATTGACCGTCGTCGCCGAACCAGTACCAGACCCTGTGGCGGTACGGTCCTTGATCGGGCCGAGATAAAACTGCCCGCCATTGACAAACCCGAAGGTGAAGTCTGTGAGCCTGTCGAGCGGCGAAGCCACCGCCTACCCCGCTAGTCCAGCGACAGCGTCAGCGACGTGATCTGAAAAGTGTCACCCGCCGTGACAGCAGCCGACGTTGATAACGCACCCGACCAGAGGCAGTTACCCGTGCTGGCATTGTCCCACAACGACCAATGCGTGTACGTTTCGGTCGCAGCCACGTTCGTCCATTCCAACGTCGCAGACGAAGCCAACGAACCGCTCGATGCGGCAGACCACGATACCGACTTGCGGGTCGTCTCGGTTGCAGCGTTCGACGTGCCAGCCTCACCAGGGTCGCCGGTGTGCAACTTGACGTACGTCGTGGTGACAGCAAACGACTGATTGCGAAGCGTGTCAAGCAGAGCGTTTTCGGCGTAGTTAGAAATCGACATGGGTTACCTCGGTCGTGATAATAGCAAAAGCCCCCCGCCGAAGCAGGGGGCTTGCCACACGGGCCTGACAGTCGAAACCGTCAGGTGAGTTGAGCCGTGTTACGCGTTGGTCCCGATGGACGAAGCCGACTCAATGCGGCGGAGGCTTGCCTCACGGAAGCGTCCGTAGCCGCCGAGCCAGTACCAGCCAATCGGCTGGAGGCGCATGAGAAGGTCGGTCACGTTGCCGCGAACGATCTTCGGCATGGAGCCGTTGCCATCGGTGATGCTGTGTGCCTTGGCGAGAGCCTGACGGCCCATGATGTGGGTGCAGTACACGTCCACCGTGCCAGCCGAACCCGATCCGTCCGAGGCGTTCGTGAACACCTTGGCGCGGGGGGTTTCGATGAAGCGGACCGACTCAAACGTGCCGATCTCGCCCTGGTAGAAGGGCATCGCCGTGGTGTACTGAACCGAGCTACGGAAGCCAGCCGCGTCGGTCGCCGAACGGAAGTCGAACGACACGTCGGGGTGGATGTAGCCGATGTACGAACCGTTGAAGGTTGCGACATTGGCTGCACGGAGCTGGGCGACGACCTTGCGGACATCGCTTGCCGTGATGGTGTCCTCCGGCTGAACCGTGGTACGGCTCGACGGATCGGTCGATCCACCCGTTGCGTACACGACGTTCGTGCCGCCAGCGAGAACGTCACGGACAACCTGGTCGATCGAGTCGCCAGCGTTGTAACCGATGATGTTCGCAGCAGCAGCGTCAACGTCGAGGAACGACGTGCCACGGAGCTTGGCCGTGGTGACGACAGCGTTGCCGTATTCAGCGAGGGTGACGGTGACCTGCGAGTCGCTCAGAGCGGTCGGGGTAACGTCGGTGACCTCGTTGAGGGTGCTGGTGGCAGCCGCGATGTCCGCGAAAATCGTGAACGTGACGGCAGAACCAGGCATGGACTGCTGGGTCGGCTGCACATCGGCAGCCTGGTCGAACAGAAGTTCCGAACGCAGAGCGAAGTACGCAAGGCGATCAAATGCTGTCTGGTCAACCGAAAGTGAGGAGGTGGTTGTTTCTCCGGCCACTTGGGTTTCCTTTCAGGGTTGAAGTGATTTGGGGGTATTCGCTACCCGAGGGCAGCTCGTGCCTCTGCCATGATCGCTTCGACCTCTGCGGGGGATTCGGCGGCGTTGATTCGTGCGTTCCAATCAACGGGTGCTTGTGCTGCGTTGGCTCCCGCAGCCACCTTGGCGGTGCGGTTCCACGCGGCCTGCTCGTCCGCACTTGCGGACACCGGCGACGGCGGGGCGATCAACTGCGCCTCAATCCCTGCTTCTCGGATGGCATCTGGAGTCAGATCACCGTCGTAGCCTTTGACGAAATACTTGAACTTCGCATCATTCGGGTCGATGCCCGCTTTGATGAAAGCGTTCTCTCGTTTGGCTGCGAGTAGTTCCTCACGCTCTTTTCTCAGAGCAGCGAGTTCCTTCTCCAGTTTCTTGTTGACACTCCGCAAAGGGTTTCGGTCAACAATGTCGTCATCCTCGTAATCGAAGTCATCGATCTGGGACATATGGCACTCTCCTTTTTGCCCTCACCACGGCGGAGGACCGTGATGGCTGCATAGTTGTTGGTCGCCCCTTGTACGCAACCAGCTAGGGGGATTACTGGTCGGTTCCTCCACTCGGGATCGTGAAGAACTTTACACATCAATCGTTGTGTGTGCAACTATCTTGCGCTTCGCCCTCGCAGCATGACGACTTGAGTCCGCACTTGGGGCAACGCCAACGACAACCGACGGGGTCGTACTCAACTCCGCAGCCGTCGCATTCGATCATTCGCCAACCGTCCTCAGACCCACGACACCCTGAGCGGTTTCGGCAAAGCCACCGCCCTGCTGGAACTCCGCCTGCCGGCGACGGCGACGTGTCTCAATTCGCTGACGTGCAGCAGCGTCCAAACCAAACGTCGCGCCGATCTGCTCTTCTTCGCTGATCGCCTGCTCGCCCTGCATGAGCGGCTGGAACAATCCACGCTGTTCAGCAATCGTCGTGAATCCCTGCCTTGCACCGGCAGCGGTGACACCCTCGGCGGCGAGACGCTCGGCCATCGTCGCACCCAACTGGATCCCGCCAGCCTGCTTGGCCGCAGCCGACACCTGGACAGCCTCAGCCTGACGCTTGAGGATGTTTGCACCTCGAGTCGGGTCAAGGAAGTAGGCAGCCAATTGGGCCTCGTTCACGCCGTAGAGGGTTTCCATCTGCTTGATCACGTCTGGGCTGGACTCACGGACAGCAACATAACCGCTGGCTACGCGGTCACGAAGTTCGGTGACATCGACGTTTCCTTCGATCAGTTTCTGGAAATCTGATGTCTCGTCGTAGAACTCCGTCGGGATGCTGTAAGTCTGGAAAATCTTGCGGTAACTATTCTCCATGCCGACATACTCAGACGGGGTTAGTTCCGGCAAGCCTTTGGCGACTCGAGCCGCGTTGCCGGCAAAACGGGTCTTGTACAGATCTGTGCCACGCAACGAGCGAAGGAACTCGTCCTGCGTACCAGTCGGGTTGTCAACGAGAAACTTGTACGCATCGTCGGCAAGGCCGTCCAGACCGTAATCCTTCAGAGCATCGCGCAAAAGCTGCACAGCATCATC